CTGATTGAGACCGAATGTCATTGAAGTGACAGGCAATAAACTGTAAAAAAATGTTGCTTTAGGATCATAACCATTGTTTAAAGACGAAATAATTTCAGGAAAAAGTTTTTTAAAGACTGGAATTCCATTGAAACCATTTAATAAAACACCAGCACATCTAGAAACTACCCGATCATAAAGATCAAGATCTGTCCTAAAATCTGCGTGATATATTATTTGATTTATACTTAATTTAATATCAATATGTTTTCTAAAATTTTTCCAAGAGTAACCAAGAAAAGAGAAAACAGTATGCGAAGAATCATAAACATCAGATTTTTCGACACTAATTGTATGATTAAATAATTTATAAATATTTTCAAAATGTGAGAGAGGTTTATCTGAAATAAAAAAGTTATCATCTGAACAGATAATAAATTCATCTTTTTCTACTACTTCGGGAGCAGCATAAGCTAATTTAATAGCATTTGAAAAAGTACCAACAACGTTGGTAAAGATAGAACCTGATGATAAACCGTCGTCTTTTAATTCAAGGACAACTTTACCACCTTCTTTTCTAATAATAAGACAAGATATAAAATAACAACAAAGTCTATCGAAAGATTGACTTTCTAATTTAGTTAATTTATAAGTTGATCTAATTATAGCAAAAGACGATAGAAGAATTAACATTATTTCGTGTTGATCGTAACCAACAATGTCAAGAGAGAACCTATGTTCTTTCTTTTTTAATTTCCTACCTACACGTAATTTTATAAGTTTGCCTAACCTTCTACCATTGCGACCATAAGTGTAAAAAGAGTTTCCACTTTCGCGTTTTCCAAAATGTATTAAGATTGGTAAACCAAATTTACTTTCAACATGAGTTAAGTGAGCTGGATACATAAACATAGTTCTAGTTTTAACTTTAATGGTAGGTAAACTATCATTAATAAACTTAGAATTACGTAACTGTAATCTAGTTCCCAAAATCATGGGCTCATTCCAAGATGAATCAGGATAAGATTGAGCAAGTTTAGAACGGCGTTCAATTTCATCAAGATTTGCACCTTTTCTGCCTTTATAACCAAAACCACAACTTGAACTTTTATTTAAGTTAAGAGTTGCAAATTTATCTGAGCAAGGTCTAAATTTCTTTTTTGGAAAGTTACATTTAGAGTGTACTAATTGTACTGCTTTTAATAATTTTTGATTACAAATTGTAGTGTTAGAATCACGTTTGTTACACGTCGCAATGCAATCTGCATGTGCTTTTTCAATA